TCAGGCCGGTTGCGATCCTGTGTAAGTTTCTGCCCATTGCTTGATCTCGCTTGCGCGCCATCTTTTGACTCGCGGACTGATGGCAATGGGCTTCGGAAAGCTCGGGTCCTGCGCGACATACTTCCAGATGGTTGAGACCCCCAGGTTGAGGGTTGCGGCCACCTGGCGGACATCAAGCATCAAAACGCCAAGCTGTGGTGGCGGAGGTGTCAAGTCTTTACGTTTCATCATTTGATTTCTCAAGGTTGGTTCGGCGATCTTTCTCCCACGGCGGCACGTAACGTGGCGGAACCGGTGCCGGCACAAAAGCCAGCACCCTTTCCCACTTGGTTTCGTTCCACTTGTGGCCATCCCACAAGAGCAGTTTGAGATCGTAGAACCGATTCAAGTTGTTAACGACCGTCGTGATGTACGTCGCGACCACGCGCGGCTTGCACATGGGGTAAGGGAGCCAGTTCATATCAAGAGCCCATCGCGTCGGCCTCTTTGGCGACGTCACTCAGGCCTTTCGGGTAAAGGGCGCGCACCTGTTGCTTTTGCTCCTTTGTAAGGCTCTGCCAGAAAGCCTTGTAGCTCTCCGAGCCCTCATTTGCAGCAGCAAAGGCCAGCTGCGCAAGTTCTCGCTCTTCAGGTGATTGGATCTGACTCTCATCGACGATGTCCGGTGCGTCCGGGTCGATGTCGTGACCTTCGGCTTCCTCAGCTGTGCGATCCGGACAGATGTCCGGGAACGCCTTGCGAAGAGCTTGGCTCTCGGCGCACTTGGCCAACATTCCGCGGGGGCGCTTACGCCACATCGGCGTCGGGATGCCTTCCTTGGAAACGGCACACGATTCGGTGAAGTATTCGACGGCGGTGAACTCGGCCACGTAGCCGGTTTTGAGCAGGCGCTTGACGGTGACGCGGCACCACTCAGGCGCGGTCATGTCATTGCCGCCATATGTGAAGGTGACGGGATCGCCGAATTCCGGCTCGGAGATGCCAGCCAGCCGACCACTCTCGGCCGCCTGCGTTCGGTAAAGGTTCAAGCCGGGGATGATGACGTCACGGTAGACCTTCTGCTTGCTGTCGTACATCGGCACGATGTGGACGGGGTGCAGGAAAGGATCCAGGTGACGTGCCCGGCAATAGTCCAGAACCATCTGCACCGATGCGTCAGCGGCACCGGGATAGAGCGAGTTTTTCAGAGTCTGGATCAGCTGCTTGTCGTCAATCTCAGCGATTTCAGTAGATGCCATAAGTACCTCAAAGAAGTGAAGTGAACTTCCAGTATGCGAAAGCGATTACAAGGGGGACGGCGATGAAGCTGGACGCCAGAAGTACGCCGTACTTGGACACGAAGGCACGCAGCTTCTTGATGCGTTCCTGAGGACCGTAGACGCCCCGCTGCATCCGGGCGCAGTGCGCTTCCCATGCGGTGTCATGTGTGGTGGTTGTCATGTATGTGGGTATAAAAAAAGCCACCCGAAGGCGGCGAGTTGTTTCAATCACTTGAGAGGTAAGAACGGAGTCGGAGCACTGCCGGCAGAGTAGACGGGTAGCTTGCCATCCCATTTTTCAATAGCGTTGAGCTTGAGAACGTCCGGATTGTCTCGTAGTGCTTTAGCCTTGATTGCGATAGCTTCGGCTTCTGCGCGGGCTCGTGTCAGGCGAGCGTCCGCTTCACCTTGCGCAGCTACTCGAAGCTTCTCGGCTTCAGCTTTGGACTGAGCTACTTCGTTTTCACGCAGCAGTGCGCGCTGGGTAGCTTCGATCTTTGCGTTGATGCTGTCTTTGACCTGCTGTGGATAATTCAAGTCTCCGGTCCAGGACAGTTTGATGATGCGAATTCCGACAGAATCAAGCTTAGAGCGCAGTTCCTTTGTGACGCTGTCCAAAAGGGTGGTTTTACCGCCTTGAGTGAGAGCGTTGATGTCCATAGTGGAGGCATGCTTGATCAGAGCATCAGAGATGTACTGTCGTAGATTGATGTTGGTGATTTCTTCAATGCCCTTGCGGTAAGTTTCAAAGATCAGAGCGGCCTTCGCAGGATCAATGTTGTATTCGACGCCGACATTGGCAAACACGTCCATGGCGTCGGACGTCTGAAAGCTGAACTGTTCATCATACGAACGTAGCTGATTGAACGTTGGGAAAGCGTAGAGCTTTTCATTGATGCCAACGATGTATCGACCGGTGCCTACCACCTCATTGTTGACGCCTTTGTCGGCATAGAGGTTGACGCGAACGCCTACGTACCCAGCTTGAATGGTTTCGATGGACATTGCCAGGAACCCAGTAGCCACGATTGCGGCAGCACCGACGCCGTAGGCAATCAGGGCACCTTTGCTTGTGAATTTTTCTGAATACATTTTTTAGTCCTTGAAAGATTGATCTAGGAAGTAGCAGGCAACTGCAACGACTGGTGTCAAGAAAAGCACCAGAGCCACGACGATGGCGGCAATGTTGTCTTTGGAAAGCAGCCAAGGAACAACCCAGGTGTAGAGGCCGAAGATCAGAACGATTGCAACGGCTATGACGATGTAAACAAGGTTCTGTTTCATGGTTGGAGGCATAAAAAAGCCGCCCGGAGGCGGCTGTTGTTGATTAGGCAGCTAACTCAAGTTTCTCGTTTCGCTGGATGAGGTTCTCTTTTCTAAGGCGACCGTAGAAGTAGAAAAGTCCGGCTCCAGTCACATGCGGATACGCTTTTTGTTCCACGCCGTCATCGTGTTGGATGGAGTGGAATCGAACAACCATATACCCTCGATTGATCGCGTCCTGTGTGGCCTGGTTGGCTTGCTTGTAAAGGAAGCCGTTAAGTCGCAGCCAGTCAAAGAACTTCCGTGGACCGATGCCGAGCACTTTTGCTGTTGCCGTAATGGTCATTTCCGCGTCTGACGCCACGACAGCCTCGGAGAACTCAACCTTTGGAGCGTCGGCTTTGGCTTGCTCGATGAGCTTCTGGTTTTTCTCCACTTCGTCTGCCCATGCCCTGGCAGCGATTGCTGGGTTGGTGAAGTCAGGGAGCTGAGCAAATGCTCTGTTTTGGGCCTTGGCTAGTGCATCGCGGACTGATCGGAAAGCTTTGACAAGTGAAACTTTGAATTTGCGGACAATTTCGTTGTTTTGCATGAAGGCCATTAACAAAATAGCCTGATCCTCGGTGAGGATTGCAACTTCGCGGCTTTGTGGTCCGCCTTTGGTTTGGAAGGGTTGAATAATAAATTCCACCCTTCCAAAATCCTTCAGATCGTCCAGATGTTTGCGGCACAACGCAATGACATTTTTGTGAGGATAACCAACGCCATCAGCGATGGTGACTGTGTCGACAACGGCAACGCCGTCTTTGAAAGTGATTAGTTCATTCATGGCAATTCTCCGTTTCGGCGACAAACTCGGCAAGTTAAAGAAGAGACGCGGAAGCAGAAAGAGCCTCCACGAGATCGTTACGAGAACTCAGGCCGCATTTGTTGTTGGCCTGATCAATGGCTAAGAGAAGGATGCTTTTTGCAGAGATGCACAAGCCAAGAGATAACTCCTTGGCATACGTGTCACTGATGGTTTTGTCTTTGAGTCCCTTGATGAGGTAGGGCAGATCAAATGTCGGCTCTTTCGCCGAAGCGGATGGATTGGCAGCTTGCATGGCAAGACTCCTGTAGTAATTGCAAGGAGCCTCGCGCCCGGTTCCAATCGGGTGAGCGAGGCACTGCGGGTTGGAACTACCGCCCTACAGGAAACGGCCAGCACGAAGCTGCCCGCAGGCCTCACCCATAAAGGTGATGCGCGCGCACAAAAAATCCGCTCAGACGAGTGAACGAAAGGCGGCTATGTGCGCCTGTAGGTATCGTCCGGGGTTCCAATCCCGATCACGCTTTTTACTCGCGTGACCCGAGGATTATGCGTCATGGCCATGGGCAATGTCAATCTGTCAGAGGACCACCGTCCGCGCAGTACCCTACGCAGTTGCAGTCTCTCGACGCTTTGCACACATCGTGGACGGCGGCCGAAGAGGGTTAGTCGGGTTCGTAAGGCTCCGGGAGCTCTGCCCACGCCAACACTTGGTCCAAAATGTTTAAATCCAGCCAGCTCTTTGCAAAGTCGCTGTAGAACAGCGTGTCAACGTAGATAGTTCCAGTAGGAGATTGGATAGTGACGAGAAATTTGTCGTATCTTGGTGGCACTTCGTCCGGATACTTGTGCCACACTATTGTGGCTTCGCTCATGACTTCTTGCTCCAAGGTAGATCGACGTTGATCGGCCTCCATAAGTGCAGGCTGTTTTTGTGCACGTCGACATACTGCGACGAAGGTGGAAAGAACTGGATCACTTGTCCTCCGGATCCCAGAAGAGCATCTTGATGAACTTCAGCTCTTGCCAAGTCGGGATGCGGTTCTTGAGCGAAACGCTTACGTGCTCCCATTTAATGCCGTTGTCGTCGGTGTCGATTGAAGCGAGTACAGCAAGCTTTGCGGTATTAAAAGGCACCAAAAAAGTGTTCAGACCAAGGACAGACTGAACTCTGTAGTGCTCGGGGAATCGCAGCATTGGTCACTCCCACTGTCGGTAGCGTTTAATTCGAAAAGTCGATGGGTATGGCGAGCCAAGGTTGTTGTTCCACTCTCCATTCTTGAAAATGGCAGCACACATGTATATGCGACTTTCGTCATTGAGTTGAACCTCGGCCCGCATCCAGACGCCTTCCGGAGGTGTTACGTCCGGGTAAGAGTTCCACGCGTTTGGGTCATACTCCGGTGCGATCTCAAAGTCCTCTTTGAAGAGCGTGACGGTGAAGCGGCTTTCACCCAGTTGGACGTTGGTAGCTGGCTTTTTCGCCAAGAATTTGCCCATCGTCTTGAGCATCTCTGAGAAGGCTCCGTTACTCAGCTCGTCGAGCTTCTGCTGGAGCTTTCTGTCTCGAAGGCGGTAGGTCGTCATACGTCCTCCTTTTCAGCCTCGACGCGCCGCAGTGTGCGCTCGATCTTGTACTCAGTTTGATGATCGAGGTAGACGGCACTTTCCTCGTCCTGGCGGACTAGGAAGGTCAACTGATCGATCATTATCTTTACATCGGCAAGCTCTTCGATGAGTCGTGTGTGATCGTCTGCCGCGTTTTCGCTCCGCTTCTTTAGGTGTCTGATCTCGACCATCAGTTCGGCCATCTCCTCGATGGCCTTCTCGGCTTGAGCTTGAAAACCGAAGTGGTTGGCGATGATCTTGAGTCTCGGATCTATGTCTTGCATGACTACCTCACGATGGCGGTGACCAGATCGATCCAGAAGCAGATTCCTGCACCGACAATGCCGGACACGAGCAACAGCATGGTGATAAAGAAAAGGACGAGAAAGATGTTTTCGGCTAAGTCCTTCATGTCATCTCCTTGAAGAAAATCAGGTATGGCCGCTTAAAGGTGCAAAATTGAGGTTGTCCAATCTTCAACTAACCCCTTTAACGGCCATGCCTGATTTTCCGTATTCCGCTATTCCATTGGTCGGTCGACTCGTTTCCGCCCTGATGGCAATAAAAAATCGTTTGATGGAAACAGTTCCTGTGATTGACGCTCAGTGCATTGATGTAGCCATGGAAGGCAAGGCCTTCATGATTTTGGTCAGTATCTATCCGACAAGACGGCAGTCAGAATTCGATCGCGTGACGGTCGATGATTGCAAATTGCTTGACTATGCCGTGGACGTAGATGACATGGGACTATGCCGGTATATCCCTCGCACTTCAGAGACGCCTTTCGAAAGTAAAGAAGGGAACTGGATCATCCCTCCGGAAAAGAAGCGAGAGAAACCTGTCGGGATCGGCTTTTACATACTTCCTGACAAGCCAATGAAGACCGCAAAAATTAGGTTGCATTCACCCGAATGGCTGATGTCGACAACCTGCAAGGTCGATTTGACCTGAATCCACGTCAGACCACTCGGCTCGGAGCGGCCTCACGTGGACCTTCTCTTTCGAAAAGGCCAAGGCCTGACGGGGCGGCGTCACCCCCGCTAACGGTATCCATCCGGATCCGTGCCGCGCTCGCACTCAGCCTGCCCACCTCGGCAGGGTCATAGCGGTCCGGAGCCTTTCACTCCTTCGGGCCCACTATCCATTTTCACGGGGCCTATTGACGGCTTTAACGTCGCCTCCGACGATCCTCCTTTGAGGGCGGAAAACCCTTGGCGATGTACCCGCGGATCGACCATCTTTAACTGCGGGGGCGGGGAATGAGCCCTCCCGTAGCCGGGTACATCTTCAAGTGCTCTCGAGCCCTTTTTTCTGTTGCCGACGGGGCGAGGCTGTGTGGCATACGATTGAGAAAACACACGTTGCCGGCAACAGAAAGAAAGGTTCTGGCAGAGCCCTTTTGACTGGCGTCGCCGATGCCATACGGCACAGTGCTCAAGTGCGTCGTTAAAGATCTACGACGGCGCCAGTCAGAAGAACTCTCATCCGGGCAGGTTGCAAACGATCAAGAAGGACACAAACCCTGTCACGACAGCCGTCGCCATCCAGATCGGCGAGTCGCCGTGCTTGTCTTCGGTCATGAGCCTCTGGATCAGTCGGGTCATTTCTTGGTCTCCTTGTTAAGCATCACGTCCGGAAAAAGTTCTGCGAAGAGGTTGTTCAGCGCTGTGCGCTTTTCGTTCACGACGCCGAAGAGCTCGCCGAAGAAGGCTCGGGCTGATGCCATCTCGCCTTGAGAAAATTCTTTGCGCAGGCATTGCATGAGCACCTTCTCGTACTGCGACCATCCGACGTTGGACTTCTCCGTTGAAGCGATGGCCTCCAGTTGTTCCTTCGTAATTCGCATTACTGCCTACCTTGTTCTGGTCTCCGTGGGATGATTAGAGGGTCGGGAGTGCAGAAACCGACATCTCTAACCATCCTTTGGAGGAAAGTCTTTGCTTTTGGTTATATACCTGAAGGTATTGCATGAGCGAGAATATACGCAAAGCTATTACACTTGTCAATAGCTGTAGCTATATCATGACCGCAAAAAAAAAGCCGCCGAAGCGGCTTGTTAGCGTGATTAAAGGATGGCTATAGGCCGGTAGACCCAGATCGATCTACCACTTTCCCAAGAATGTGAAGGAAGTTGATTTGATCCTTCGAAATGATCTCTGCAGACCGAGAGTCTGAGGGGATTGTTTGAAGATCACCGTTGAGAAGAACGCGCAAGCGACGAACGTGAAATCGGCCGTTGAGTGCAAATGCGTAGACCCGGCCATTCTCGATGACGGTCTGAGTTCTGTCGATCGTCACGACATCTCCTTCGTTGATGAAGGGGCTCAAAGCGTCTTCAGTAACGACGAACGCTTGAAGGTTCTCGACCTTAAGTCCGTGTTCTTCAAGCCATGTTTGATCGTAGTATTTTGGAGACATATCCATCTCATCTAGTTTCGGCTGTAACCGGGGATCGGTTTGTGCCACTAGATGAAACAGACGGACGGCTCCGTTGGTAAATGTGATGCTGGGGTTGCCAGATTCGACATCATCCCCATCGAAAAGGGGCGATCCCGCACCAGATATGAGCCACTGTAAGTTGATCGGATAACGCTCGCAAAGGCGCAACGCCGAGTCGGATTTGATTGTCTCCGTACCGCCGTTTACCCATTTATTCACAGATGGCTGCTTAACGCCGCAAATGCGGGCCAGTTCGGCTTGGGTCAGAGAGAAGTGTTGCATGACCCAACGAATGCGTTCAGATAGCGTGCTCATATAGATCATCCTATAAAAACTAAAAATAGCTTTGGGTATTGCTTGTGCTATACTCCAAGCTATATTTTCGGCTATAAGGTGACCTACATGAATAAAACCCCACGCTCAATTCGTGTCGCTCGAGCGATCGTTGATGCGTTTGGCTCTCAGACGGAGACAGCAAAAGCCGTTGGCTTGAAACAACCATCCGTCAATCGGTGGCTCAAAAAAGGCATTTCAAGACAGCGCGAAAACGATTTGAGGATCTTGTTCCCAGAACTTGCCGTCTGGCAGAAATTCCCGCCCCAAAAGAAAGCAATTTCGGAATAAAGGTGTCAGATGTCTTTCGAGCTGGCACAACAGTGCATTGATCTTGATGTCTTTGAACACGACTTAAGCCCGAAGGAAAAATTCGTGCTGGTTGTGTTGTGTCGTTTCGCAGACGATACGGGACGTTGCTATCCGTCACTTCCTACTTTGCTTGGGTTGACGGGCTTTGACGTGCGTACTGCTCGAAAGGCAATCGAAAACTTGGTTGAAAAGGGATGGCTCTCCTACGTTCAAGAGCTGGGTAAGAAGCGCCAGTACACGATCAACGCAACCAAAATCCAAGGACGGGGTGTTCCCTTCTGTGACCCAGTACAAATTTGCACCCCCAACAAAAATGCACCGGGTACAAAAACGAACCCCGTGCAAATTTGTACCTCAACCCCCGACAAAAATGCAGGGGGTACCCCGTACAAAAATGCACCCCGAATAAAACATACAAGAAACCAAGAAGAAACCAATCTACAGACAGTAGGCGACTCGTCATTTTCGCTTGAGCCGGATCAGCCTCTGGCGGCGAACGAAGCCCGCGGGAACAAAGCGGCAAAAAAAGCCCCCAAGAGCAGGGAACAGAAGCACCTGTTTGATCTGAAGTCTTTACCCGACAAGTGGCGGCAGTACATCGTGAAGGTTCGCCCTGATCTCGATCCGGAAGTTGTGTTTGCCGATTTCGCGTTCTACTGGACGGAGGGGCAAGGGCGAGGCGAGCGCCGCACTGACAGAGGCTGGTCAAGCACTTGGATGACTTGGGTGAGGCGACAAAACAATCAGCGATCGCCTGCGGCTCGATCGCCAAAGAAGCACATCCCCGACCACCTCAACCCGAAGATTCGATTTGACGAGTCGTACTACACGAAGGAAAACCCTTTTAACCCTGATGGTTCGCTCAACTGGAAGCGAGCTCCCGATACCGATAGGAACGAGTGAAATGCAAGTACCTCAAAAACTCGGAACGATTCTCCACCGTCAGTCGGTGGGAAAGATGCGTTGGCATGACGAGGTTCGAGACTGCCAGCTGCACGGCCAGTACCTCGGTCGCGTGGTTTTTGTGCAAGGCCAGAAAGTGTGTGATGCACCTTGTCCAGAATGTCTGCGTATCAAGAGCATCAAGGATGCCGAGGCCCGCGAAGAGGCGATTCAGCGAGCAAAGGCTGAGGCAGAAATTCGACGGTTGCAAGACGCCATTGGACGAGCCTGCATACCGGAAGACTTCAAAGAAAAGACATTCGACACGTTCGAGGTTAAGACTGAGAACCAGCAGCGCAATCTGGATCTGTGCCGGCGCTATGTCTGCAACTGGAAGAGTGTGCGCGACAACGGCTACAGCTTGTTGTTTTTCGGCAATCCGGGGACTGGCAAAAGCCACCTTGCCTGCTCAATAGTACGAAGCCTGCTGCCAGGCATCACCGCACTCTATGCCCGTGTTCCGGACGTGATCTCTTACGTGCGCTCACAGTGGCGTGCCGACGCTGACGAAAGCGAACACGCGGCCAAACGTCGTTTCATAGACCTCGACCTTCTGGTGCTGGATGAGATCGGTGTGCAGGCTGGCACGGCAAATGAGCAGTCGATCCTTTTTCAGATTATCGACGGCCGACTGTCTGAAAACCGTCCGACCATATTCCTTACGAACCTGATGCCTAGGGCGCTGGCTGAGGTGCTCGGCGACCGTGTCATGGATCGCATCAACGGAAAGAGCTACGCCATGCAATTCATCGGTGGTTCCTACCGCAAGGCTCCGGCGGTTGGGGACATCTTTGGGAGTGCGTGATGAACCGTCAGCGCCTGGAGCCGAGCCCTCCCAAAAAGACGGGGCCGAAAGGCATCACGATCGAGATCGAAAAGGCTATGGCGCTGCTTCGTCGCATCGATGGGTTCGACCTTTCGGAAGAAGACCGCCAGCAGCAGGAAGAGGCTGTCAGGTTCTTGCGCGAAACGGTGGTCCGGCACTTGAAAAGGAATCGGATCAAGGAGAAGAAAAAGTGAGTTTGGATTTCACGGTTTCATTTTTGTCGGCCACAGTGACGGTGCAGGCCATTTACCTTCTGATCATGGCCCGCACTTTGACCAGGCTCGATTTTCAGTTCAAGGCTATGAGGGACGATATGTTTGAGATTCTTCGCTTCATGCGAACTGGGGAGATGAGGTTCGAGAAGTACGCGGCTACCGCTGCTTACAGAGAACTTTTCGAGAAGCGCGTCGGAAAAGGCCATAACGGATTTCAACCTCAACAAGGGGAGCGTCAGTGTTCAGAAGTTCGATAGGAAACCAAATGGATTCTAGCTTTTCGGATTTCGGGCTCAGAGGTATGGATAACGGAGCACTGCCGAACAAAAATTTCGGATCAAGTAATGATGCTCCGGTAAATGAACCAGCCTCATCACACAGGTCGTGAGGGATTTTGGCTCCTGTAACTTCGACGGTTCGCAGAGTCAGCGGATACGGGACATCGGTAAACGAGATGTACAGCAAAAAAATTTTTGGATTCCGTTGTAACTCGCGGGGAACAGTCATATCGCTACTGGCTGGGTAAGCATAAGCAGTAAAACCAAGGGCGGTCCTGGAAAGCTGGATGTACATAAAAACGGCTGTGGCTAGCGTGCTGAAAGCGGTGATCTGGCCTAGCAAAGAGTCGAAGAACAATCTTTACCTCCGTGGGGTGGTTGATGGGAAGTGTTGGCGCACACACCGAAATCATCTCACGGAGGCCTCGAAAAGGGTTTGAAAGCGAATGAGTAGTCGTTTTTACAAGGCGTTGGCATTGGCCATAGGGGTTGAAGCGATGCTTGTGGGCTCGATGCTATGTCTGGGAAGTCGCGCGGAAACCATCTTTAAGGTCATCGAAGCGCTTCTGTACCTCATCGGATCCATAGCTGGACTGACATGGTGCTTCTACGAATGGGGCGCTGACGAAAGGAAGAAGAAATGAAGGAAAAGAAGCGAAAGGTTTACGTCCGGGTGCCGATTGAGGACGCGAGACGTATCGAGCAGATGCTGTGGCGAGTGAGTCAGAGGTCTTTCTACGAGGAAATTTCCTACAACCGTTTCACCCGCTCGCTTGGCAATGCTGAGAGGCGCGAAGCTCGCCAGTACGACATGAAGGTGGTGCGATGAAGACTCTGTTATGGGTACTTCAGGCGCCGATCATGCAGCTCTTGCGCGTGATCTGGGAAGAGCAAGGACGGCCGACCGCCCGGACGAGATTTTGGTTCTGCTTTTACGGCTTCATCGGCTGGCTGTCCTTCGGTGTCATTTCTTACGCCGTGTTCCGGATTCTCTATTACGTCTTGGGAGTGATCGGATGAGATACAAGATCGAGATCGATGGTGATGTGCTGCTGGACGTCTTGCACTGGCTCGAGAACTGCGGGCGGTACAAGGACGCGGTGGCAATTCGGGATCAGTACGTGGCGCAGCACAATCAGGCGCTGAAGCGGTTTGATGATCTCGGCAAGGGGGTCGCACCACAGAAGAGCGCCTCCGCTGAAGAGGCCTTGAAGATCTTCGGAGACTTCTTTGGGGGCAAGTGATGTCCATCAGGCAGATCAAGCTTGACTTTGCGACCGTCCTGAATCTGCTCTCCCTTGCACGGAGGGCAGACCTGGACAAGGCAGGTATGGGAGAGCTCGCTGCGCTTGCGATTGCCGAAGCGAAGGTGGCAGATGTGATCAGTCGGCAAGAGGAGAAAAGACAACGTGAAGAAGAGCGAAAGGATCGAGTCGGCCTATAGAGCCGGGTGGCAAGCCGCACAGCGCGGCGAGAACTTGTCACGTCAAGCCAATCTTATCCACGACCATGAAGAGCGTGCCGCTTTCATCAAGGGCTACTACTACGGTGGCCAGGCAGCGAAGGAGAAAGACTCCCATGATGTCACAAAGCGATCGTGAGGCGCTCGATGATCGCCTTCGCAACTGGGGACGATGGGCGGCAGATCGTCCGGCTATCGGATCCAGTTACCTGTGGCGAGCCATGAAGAAGTGCGGCAAGGCGGACGAAACCGAAGGAGATGACGAGCAGGATGCCAAACCTCCGAAGATCGATGTCCTGGATGCGCTTCTGGTCGAGCGTGCCTGGGTGTCTTTGGCCGAGAGTCCGTTCATGTACAAACAAGCGAAGTGGACTTTGAGGGCTCACTACTGCCTGCCAAAGCAATCGCCTGAGAAGACGGCCAAAAAGCTCAAGTACAGGCATCGTAACTACGATCAAATTCTTTGTCTGGGAAAGAAGCAGATCGAAAACGTGTTAATTCGGTTTGACAAACTGCGGGAGGCACAGCACAATGGTTCCACAATTTGAAAGCCAGTGTTTCTGTGAGTTTTGTGGGCAGCCGGATGGCTGCTTTGTTATGCCTGGAAGAAACACAGGAAAGTAAGGAAAGGGAAAAGCCTCGCTGATGAAGCGGGGCTTTTGTCGTTTGGCGCCATCAAAAGTTCTGCAGAGACCGCTCTTCTCAAAAACTGGATGAAATGTCGATACAAGAACTCAATACTGTCGCTCTATGGCTCATCGGTCTCCTGGTGACCTTTGCGAAGCCGCATAGCGGACGAAGGGACGATGGTATCAGAGTCGTTCTTTGGCGAACGATCATCATTGGGTGGTTGTTTGCCATTGTTGGTATCTGTTTTTTGGGGCGCACAACCGAGGCTATGGCATGGTTTGATCTGTGGATCAAGATTTCCCTTTGCTTCGGTCTCTATAGAGATTTCATCGAAAAGCTCCGGTAGGGTTGGCAAACCAAAGATCTGCTGGAATACGGAGTACACGACAAGCAGCTTGAAGAAGATTTCCGACAACCTCTTGGCTTGGTTTGCGGCCATGTCTGCCAGAATGTCGTGGCTTGGCTCCTGCTCCGCATCAATCTCATCGAAAGATTCGCGAAGCTTCTGTTCGTAATCTTGCTGCTCGACACCAGAAAGCGTTTCCAGCAGATCAGTTTCGCTCGGAACATTGAGCCGTTGAAGAACACCGGAGAAGGCTTCTAGGTTATTGCAGATCGAGGCAATGTTCGAGATTTGATCTAGCTGCGAGGCGACGTTTTGGACCAAATTACCTAGTTCGTCTAAGCGTAGCGAATGAGATTGTAGGGCGGCAAATTGACTTTCTGGTGATTTGAAGGCGTTTGCTAGTTCTAGATGTGTAGGTATTGCCGCAAGTTGATCAATCAGCCTTGACGCTGCCGATACTTGAGAACTGAGTAGTGCAGCTGTAGAAATTTGATCAATGGGTTTTAAGGCTGTTTCCATGTGATCCAAAAGCTTTGCTGATTTCACGAGATGCCTTAATTCATTGAGGTCTTCCAATGTCTTTGTGGTGCTCATGAAAGGTGTCAAATCAGTCAATTAAAGCCTCCTGGTGGAGTTGGTGAGTTGAGATACCCAACAATACACGAGGAGGCTTTTTGTTCAAGTGGCCAAGTTTCTATGCCATTGCTGACTATCTGTTCTTATCCTGGGTGTCACAGTCCTGTGCCTCGCGGCGAGCGCTACTGTGAGCGCCACAAGGACGCCGGCGAGAAACGGGACGCTGAAGCGAAGGCGCGTGCCGCTAAGAAGCGAGAGCAGCGCCGAGTGCAGCAGGCAGGCAACTCTAACGCCCGCGGCTACACGTACCGATGGAAGAAGTTACGAGATCGCTTTATCTCACAGCACCCCTACTGTGAAGAGTGTTTCAAGCAGGGAAAGATCGTGATGGCGACCGACATCGACCACATCGTCCCTCACAAGGGAGATCGATCCCTACTCTACGACGAGAAGAACCTTCAGGCCTTATGTCACGAATGCCACTCGCGCAAGACTGCGACTGAGGACGGAGGGTTTGGCAATCGCCGAGTTACTTACGGGCGAAGCCGAGGATGACGGCTGGGAGAACGAAGTAGCCGACAAGGCCCAAGAATGTGTCGGGCACAGGGAAGACCCAAAAGACAAGGCCTGCCCAGATCAGCCAGAAGGCAAAGAGATTGAATAAACGCATGAGCTCATTCTACAAGGTTGGAGGGTAGTGATGCGGTACTTTGTCGTTCCGGGACGAATGGGATGGGGGCGGCTCAACTCTAAAACGCTTTTTTTTTCCAAACCGCACCGTTTCCCTCGATTTTTGTGCGTGCAAAACTGGGAGTTTTGAACTTTGGCAAGACCACGAAAGGATGAGTCCGTGAAAGCGGCGCAGGGAACTCTGCAGCCGTGCCGGCGACACCGCCAGATCGATATGACGGCGGCCACGCTCACGATCGAACCGCCTGTGGGTCTGAACAAGGACGCCCGGGCGGCTTGGCAGTTGGCTGTCGAGTGTGCTCCGGAAGGCGTGCTCACAGCGCTCGATGCCGGCGTGCTCGAAAGATGGGCTCGCAACTACGCGCTGTATCGCAAGCTCGCAAAGCTTGTCGACAAAGGTGGTGTCGTTTTCATGGTCGATGGAGAACCAACTGAAAAGCTGAGTCCGACATTTAATGCGCTCATCAAGGTTCAACAGGTTTTGGCCAAGTGCGAAACCGAGCTCGGCTTTACGCCAGGCTCGCGCGCGCGTGTGAGTGTTCGGAAGAAAGACGACGATCAAGGAAACGAGTTTGGTGACTTCTAAAGACTTCTGCAAAGTGGCGGCCAAGTACGAGGCTGATGTCCTGAGCGGTAAGGTGCTTGCCTGTGAGTTCGTCAAGAAGGCCGTCCGCCGCAATCAGGAAGACCGCAAGCGCTACAAAGATCATGGCCTGTACGCATTTTCGGAAAGCGAAGGCAACCGCGTTTGCAAGTTCATCGAGTTGCTGACTCACACCAAAGGCGCTTTGGCCGGGCAGAAGATCAAGCTCGAGCCGTGGCAGGTCTGGATCTTGTCGACGATCTTCGGCTGGCGACGTCGATCTGACGGCGGCCGTCGATTTCGGCGCGTCTACATCGAGGTGCCGAGAGGCAACGGTAAGAGCTGCTTGAGTTCCGGTGTAGCCCTCTACTGCCTTCTGGCGGATCGAGAGCCGGGCGCCGAGGTCTACTCCTTTGCAACCACCCGAGATCAGGCCAAGATCGTATTTGGCGACGCCAAGCAGATGTGCGTAGCCAATCAGGCACTGCGGCAAAACTTTGGACTGGAGGTCTTGGCCAACGCATTGTATGTGCCTCGGACGAACTCGACCTTTCAGGCGAAGTCTGCAGAAGGCTCGACCTTGGACGGCTTGAACACGCACTTTGCGTGCGTTGACGAGCTTCACGCTCACAAGACACGAGCGGTCTACGACGTGGTCGAAACGTCCATGGGCAAGCGCCTGAACTCTTTACTGTGGGTGATCACGACAGCCGGCTTCGACACTTCAGGCATTTGCTACGAAGTACGTACGATGGTCCGCGGCGTGCTCGATGGAACGATCGAAGACGAGACGCAGTATGGCGTCATCTACACGATCGACGAGGACGACGACTGGACGACCGAGGAAGCGCTTATCAAGGCGAACCCCAATTGGGGCGTCAGCGTTATGCCTGAGGTGATCATTCCGCTCCAAAAGAAAGCGATGGCTATCGTCAGTGCGACCAACAATTTCAAGACGAAGCACCTCGACGTATGGTGTTCCGCCGGCACAGCCTGGATGGATCTGGTCGCTTGGAAGCGATGCGGTCACATGCGAGACCTTGACGACATGCTCGGCAAGCCTTGCGTGATCGGTCTTGACCTTGGTGCGAAGAACGACGTGACGGCCAAGGTAATCGTCTTCAAGGAGCAGGACGAGAACGGGAAGCCTCGCTTCTACATCTCGACGAAGCTCTACCTACCAGAAGCGGCTGTCGAGAAGAGCACAAATGCGCAGTACCAAGGATGGGCCGACATAGGTGCGATCACGGTAACTGGCGGCGCGATGACCGATCTGTCGAGAATTGAAGAAGAGATTCGTGAAGATCTGTCACGCTTTGACGTCCAGGCGATTGCCTACGACCCGTGGCAAGCGACTCAGCTTGCCGTGAACCTTTCAGAGGACGGCGCTCCGATGGTTGAGTATCGGAACACGGTCCAAAACCTTTCAGAGCCGATGAAGTGGCTCGAAGCGCTTGTTCAGGACGGCAAGCTTACGCACGACGAGAACCCTGCCATGGATTGGATGATGGGAAACGTCGTGGCAAAGCTTGACGCCAAAGACAATATCTACCCAAGAAAAGAGCGCTACGAGCAGAAGATCGACGGTCCCGTGGCTCTTATCTACGGACTGGCCATGTGCCTCGCCGAACGAGACGAAGGCGGGAGCTTCGCAGACTTCATTGACGACATCATCGTGGTGTAAAAAATGCCTTTCATTCGACGCTTCTTCAGCCGTTTCGGATGGGGCGGCGTCATGTCCGACCAGTCCGGACAGCAACTTGAAACGCCCTCCAGTCTGGTCGCGGCTCCGATGTCCCCTGACATCGCGCTTCAGATCTCTACGGTCTATGCGTGCGCCCGATTGCTCGCAGGGACTGTGAGTTCTTTGCCGCTGATGGTTTTCAAAGAAGACTCACGCGGCAATCGCAAGGTCGATCGGGGATCTCGTCTCTGGACGATTTTGCACGATCAGCCAAATGCGGTAATGACTGCCAGCGACTTCTGGCAAGCCATGATCCTGCAATGGGCGCTTCGCGGCAATGCCTACGCTCAGATCATGCGTGACTCGGTCGGTGATGTCATCAGTCTGTGGCCTCTTTCGTCCGATCAGATGACCGTCTTTTCAGACAAACAGACGGGACGCTTGGTCTATCAGTACGTGCGCGACAGCGAGACCTACGACCTCACTCCGGATCAGGTCCTGCATATCAAAGACATCGGGACCGGGATCCTTGGCTTCAGCAAACTGGAGTTCATGGGGTCAAGTGTCCAGGAGGCAATGGCAACCCAAAAATACACGATGCAGAACGCCCAGAACTTCGGGCGTCCGAGCGGCATCCTGACGGTCGACCATATCCTGGACCGCAAGAAGGGACAGGCAGATGCGGTAAGCCGCGCTCTCGGCAGTTTCAAGGCCGAGTCCGGAAAACTGATCGTGCTCGAGGCCGACATGAAGTTCCAGCAGGTCGCTTTGACGCCTGAGCAGTCACAGCTCCTTGAGAGCCGCAAGTACGGGGTCGAAGAGATCTGCCGATGGTTCGGTGTGCCGCCGGTACTAATCGGCGCATCCGGGGCCACTACTTGGGGAAGCGGCATCGCTGAAATCGTGAGCGGGTTCCACAAATTCACTTTGAACCCTCTGCTCAAGAGCATCGAACAGGCTCTCGAAAGTCGCATCTTGCGATCCGAGGAGCGCGGATCTGTGGTGATCGAGTTCAACTTAGACGCCTTCTTCCGCGGCGATTTGCAAAGCCGTTACGCCGCTTACGCAACAGCGGTCCAGAACGGATTTAAGACACGAAACGAGGTCCGAGCACTCGAGAACGACCCGCCGCTTGAGGGCGGAGATATGCCGACGGCACAGACGAATTTGGCGCCGCTCGACAAGCTCGGAGAGGTGGCATCGAGCAATGCGCCTCAAACTCCAGTTGGAGACGTAAAGCAATGAAAAAGCAACTTGTAAATTTGTCGTTAAAAGACGTCGAGTTGAGCCTTGACGACTCGCATGAGTGGCGAGTGAAGGGTTATGCGACGCGCTTCAACAACGTCAACTGCTACGGCTTCAAGATTTTGCACGGCGCGTATTCGGACATCGTTGCGTCCGGAGCAAAGCCGAAGATGTTCTTCAATCACGACTCGTACTCTGTGCCGATCGGGGTATGGGACAAGCTTGAAGAGAACGCTCTTGGCCTCAAAGTCGAAGGCGTGCTCACGCAAGGCGTGGCACAGGCCAAGGACGTCTACGCGGCTCTGAAAGCCGGCACGGTAGACGGCCTGTCGGTGTCGATTTACTTCGACGCCGCCGATACAGAGACCGACGACAAGGGAATCATGTCGCTTTCGAAGATCCGGAAGCTCGACGAGATATCGATCGTCACAGCGCCGGCAGACTCCAAAGCGCGGATCACACAGACCCTATCAGCAGACGAAATTGACAGCCGCATCGAAAGCCTCGAAACCGTTCGCGATCTCGAGGCTTTTTTGAAGGATGTGGCGAACCTTTCACATCGGCAGTCGGGATGGCTGCTCTCCAAGGCAAAGGCCTGCTTTGCCGCAGATACGCGACGGGATGTCGCGCTGAAAGCTCAGAACGAGCTGCAGGCGATCTTTGAACGTATCCAAAAAATTTGAGGTGACTTATGGATCCCATGGAAAAATTGATTGAGCAGGCCGAGACCATCGAGAAGAAGCTTGGTGAGCTGGCCGATCAGCGTGCCGAAGACGAAAAGCAGACGGCGGACCTTGCAGAGCAGATCAAGGCTCTTGCCGCCGAACAGCTCAAGCTCGGCAAGAAGATGCTGGAACTCCAGCAGAATTCCCAAACTGTCGCAGCTGGCAAGGAAGCTCCCTTGACCCTTGGCGCGCAGTTTGTGAAGAGCGACGGCTATGCCGACCTGATGGCAGGCAAGGTTACGAAGGCAACGCTGGCTGCGGCCTCTCCGGTGGTGACCCCTGCAGGTTCTGTGCCTGCTGACTACCGAGGCATCAAGGCTGAGCCCGAACTGCCGAACTCCGTGAAGGACGCATTCCCGTCTGTCCCGACTTCTTCGAACTCGATCTCCTATCTCAAGGAATCGGCTTTCACCAACAGCGCAGCTGAAACTGCTGAAGGCGCTGACAAGCCCGAATCCAAGATGGAGTTCACGGAAGCAGATGCACCGGTGCGCACCATCGCACACTTCATCCGCGTCACGAAGCAGCTTGCGGAAGACGCTCCGGCTCTGGCCGCCTACATCAATCACCGCATGATGTACGGCCTGAACCGCCGTATCGAAAAGCAGTTGATCAGCGGTGACGGCACTGGCCAGAACCTCTCCGGCATCTTCACGACCGGCAACTACACGGTTCACGGTTTTACCGAGGACAATATGCCAGCCGACTCCAACGTCCTCGACCTGATTCGTCGATGCGGCGCCACCATGCGCAAGGTCGGCTACACGCCGTCCGTCGTCTTCCTCAACCCGATGGACTTTGACACCATCCGAGGCATGAAGGACAAGAACGGCAACTACCTGATGGGCAGCCCGCTGCAGGCAGGTACCGACATCCGTCCTTGGGGGCTGCGAGTGGTCGAATCTCCGGAAGTGACCGAAGGAAAGTTCATGGTCGCTGATCCCGTTATGGGCGCCACGATCTACGAACGTTCCGCACCTGTCATCGAGATGTTCGAACAGGACGCCAACAACGTCACTAAGAACCTCTACACGGTTCGCTGCGAATGCCGCATGGCCTTCGCAGTTGAAAGCGCTAACTGCTTCGTTGGCGGCGATCTTGAGATCGGAGCTGGCTCTGGCGGCTAGAGAGTTTTTTAACTTTCTCGTAAGTCCCCGGGCAACCGGGGACTGATTCACATGACGACACCTTGCGTAAAACTCGATGAGGCCAAGCTTTATCTTCGAGTCGACGGATCCGATGACGACAGTGTGATCTCTGCACTGATCGAAGCCGCGACGGGGCTTGCGGAGACTCGTCTGCGCCGGCCTATCGTTGGCGACGTAGAGAACGAGAACGCGGTAGCGGCTACCGTCGATGAGGTTCCGGCAGACCTTCGCATGGCGGTTTGCGTGATCATCGCCTTTTGGTATGAAAATCGTACGGCCACGGATGTCGAGCTACGCGATCGCGTGATGCGACAGATGGCTTTTGACCGGTACATCGATTGGAGTACGGAAGATGCTGACTGATCCGGGAGTTCTGAACCGAAGAGCCACCATCCTATCTTGGACGTCCGTTCAGGACGGGGTCACGCTCAAGGAGGTCTACGAGCCGATTGCTACGATTTGGGCAAAGCTCGAGCCGGTTGGCGCGCTGACCTACTGGTTCGGGCAGCAGCAGCTCGAGACCGGAGTGACGCATCGAATTACGATTCGTCGCACCAGCGCGATCAGGCCTGAGACGCTAACCGGTCGAGTGTGCATCGAGATCGAAGGCGTTCGCTATCAGATCCTGAGAACTTCGGATCTGGAAGGAGCAAAACGCTTTACGGTCATAGACGTGTGTCGCGTCGAGGAGGTCGAGTGAAGATCGAAACCAAGTCGGTCCGCTTCTCGCTTGAGGAGCTCCAGATCAAGCGAGCGGACATCGACAAGAAGGCCTTTCGCCCCTATCTGCGCCAAATCGCAAACGGCATTAGAAAGAGCGCCAGGAAGAAAGCAAGCCAGAAAAAAGTCTCAGCTCGAGGCGAATACCCAGGCAAGCGATCAGGCGCACTGGCAAAAGCGATCAGAGTTCGATACTTCAAGTCCGGTTATGGCTTCAAGGTTTTGCAGGAAGTTCCCAACACGGGCGGTCGCATTAAGAATGACCGTTGGCAGTTCTACCCAGCTTTCTTGCGCTTTGGTGTGAAGCGTCGGAAAAAGGGGCAGGAACTCGATTCCTGGAGAATCGAAAAGCGCAGGGACTACATCAATGACGCCGCGCTCGAGCATGAGCAAGGTGCGATGGATGTGGTGATGCAAGGTCTTGACGCTGCGCTCAAAGGAATGTTTTCGAAATGAAGATTTCTCCCATCATTGCTCAGATACAAGCCGAGTGCCCGAGCTTTACTCAGGTAGCCGGAGCTCTGACAGACGATCTCGAGATGGCTATCTCTCAGGCCAAACTTCCCGCGGCATACGTGGTTCGTTTGGACGAGGACGGCGAAATCCTCGAGGACATGGGTAATGAGTGCTATCAGGAGATCACGGAATACTTTGCGGTTCTGGTAATTCTCAACAACCAAGACCCAAGAGCACAGCAAGCGGCAGATCAGCTTGACGACATCCGAGCAGAACTCTTCAAAGCGTTGCTTCGGTGGTGTCCGGACGCGGCTCACGACAAGATCGAGTACACGGGTGGATCATTGGTGACGCTGACACGCGATAGATTGATCTACTCCTACCAGTTCAAGACCTTCACGACCGTCCAGAAGGATGACACCTGGCAGCAGGTGGCCTACGAACGGATGGGACCTTTCAAAGGCGTCGACATCAACGTCGACGAGATTGGGCCTCGAAAGCACAAGCCGGACGGCACACCGGAGGCCAGAATCAAAATCGAAACCCAGGGCGCTTGAGAGCGCCTTTTTTTATAGCCGGAGATACTCATGGCGATTTCTTTCAACACGATCCCGCAGAAGATCTACACGCCTCTCTTCTACGCGGAAGTGGACAACTCGGCCGCGAACACCACGGTCGATGACATGCAGGCGTTGATCATGGGACCGATGCTGACGACGGGCAAGGCCACCGCAGGCGAGCTGACCTATGTCTCGTCTGCTGAGCAGGCCGCCGAGCTCTTCGGCCACGGCTCGATCCTTCATCGAATGGTCGCCGCTTATCGCGATCAGGACTCTACGGGCATGCTCTACGCAATGCCTTTGGCGGATCCGGACAGCGGCGTAGCCGCGACCAAGACCGTGACAGTTACCGGTACTGCAAGTGCTGCCGGAACGATCAGCCTCTATGTGGGCTATGAACTTGTGCAGGTCGGCGTCGAGGCAAGCGAAGCGGAATCGGACATTGCCGGCCACATCGCGGCCGCGATCAATGCGGACGTCGATCTTCCGGTGACTGCTCAGGCGGCTCTTGGTGTGGTGACGGTTACTTCCAAGCACAAGGGCGTGATCGGAAACGATCTGACGGTCAACGTCAATTTGCTCGGTGCAGCCAACGGCCAGGAACTGCCTGATGGCGTAAGTGTGGCAGTCGCAGATGGTACGGCTGGAACCGGAGTACCGGACATCGAAGCCGCCTTTGCAGCTCTGAAGGAAGAACCCTTCGAGTTCATCGCTTTGCCGTATTCCGACAAGACCAGTCTGGACGCTACTAAGGCCGCCATGACCGAGCGCTGGGCGTACAACGTGCAGCTCTACGGCCATGTCTACAGCGCCACGCGTGGCGCAGTTGATGACTTGCTTGAGATCGGCGAGGCCCAGAACGACCCGCACTTGACGGTGTTCGCAGTCTCTGAAACGGATCCAAACTTCGGCTTTGATCGTCTGGGCGCGGCCGTAGGCCAGATCGCAGTTTCGGTGAAGGCCGATCCTGCCCGCCCATTCCAGACGCTTGTGCTGAACGGCATCTCTGCTCCGAGAGTGGCAGATCGCTTCTCACGCACGGAACGAGAAAACCTTCTCGCTTCCGGCATGGCCACTTTCTGCGATACGACGAGCAACACACAGATCGAACGCGCTGTGACGACCTACATCCAGAACGCTTACGGTGCGACGGACAACTCCTATCAGGATGCGGAAACCCTGCACACGCTGGGCTACATCATCCGCTATCTGCGCACTCAGATCACCTCGAAGTACGGCCGCCACAAGCTTGCTGACGATGGCACGACTTTCGGTGAAGGTCAGGCGATCGTGACGCCGTCGATCATCAAGTCCGAGCTGATCGCGGCCTACACGGATTTGATGGAAGCGGGCTTGGTCGAAAACATCGACGCGTTCAAGCAGTACATCGTCGTGGAGCGCAATGCCACGGATCCGAACCGTTTGGATGTTCTGTTCCCGCCCGATCTTGTGAACCAGTTGCGCATCTTTGCGATGCTGGTCCAGTTCCGTCTTCAGTACTAAGGAGATTCAACCATGACTTTTCGACGTCAGTCTGGCACCGCCTATGTGACGGTCGACGGGACGACGATCCCTGCCAAGGGGTCCTTCACGATCCCGCTTTCCACCAAGAACCGCACCGACATCGTTGTCGGCGACGAAGTCGTAGGCTACGACGAGCAGACAATTGCGCCGTACATGCAATGCACGGTGCAGATCACCGACGAAACGGACTTCGAGAAGATCTGCAATGCCACGGCGATGACTATTCGAACCGAGCTGGCAAACGGCCGAGTCTTCACGCTTTCGAACGCTTTCGTGCGCGGAACACCTACGGTGTCTGAGGCGGGCGAAGCATCCTTTGACTTTGCCGGTAAGTCCGGTCAGTGGAGTTAAGACATGCCTTTGACGATGAAACTCACGAAGGAAGTCGACGGCACTTCGGAGGTGACTCTTCGCGACATCGAGACGGGTGACTACATCCGTCTGGGGCCTGTGATGGCTCCGATGATCGATGCGGAAGGCCGCCGTCGGATGCTCGAAGAAACCAAGGTCCTTAGCGCGTACATCACGCGCGTGAGCGGCCTGACCGAGTCTCAGATCGGCAAGCTGTCTTTACATGACTTCATGCAGATGCGCGACTTTGTGATCACTCAGCTTGCTTTTGGAGCGGGCTCGGAAGAGTAGACGGCGAATCCGAGCTCATCACCTTCCGTCATGTCGCTCTGCGGACGGCCTACTTTTGGCGAATGTCGCCCGCAGAGCTGATGAAAACGTCCCTCCCTCTTTTGGCCGTTTTGGTCGAAGAGATGGCGGATATGAAAGAAGAGATACGGGAAAGCTATGGCAACCCATGAGACAAATCTGAAAGCGGTCTTCACGCTTGTCGACCGGATGAGTCCCGCACTCAAGCAGATGAAGCGCGAGATGCGAGTGGCAGGTCGCGAGATGCGAAGCGGCTTCGAGACTTTGGCGAAAGGTGCGGGCCTTGCGATGACCGGTCTCACCGCTCTCGCCGGCGCAGGAGCCGGCGTGTGGGCAGCAACCTTGTCGGCATCCGAGACGGCGGTCGAGCTCAAGAAGATGAGCGATCAGACGGGGGTCGCCGTCGAGCAGTTACAGGCTTGGCAGACAGTCGCCGAGTCCGCAGGCATGGACTCCCAGGAGTTCGCAGAAAGCCTGCGCGACATGAACATCGAGTTGTCTGACGCCGCCACCGGCGGCAAGGACGAGCTTGCTCAACTTCTGAAGCGCGTCGGCATCGAGGCGCGAGATGCGTCCGGACACATCAAGACGGCCGATCAGGTCTTCTTGGACTTTGCCGACGCTGTGGCCCGGCAAAAGGATGAAGCCATCCAGCTGCGAATGGCCATTTCAGCCTTTGGTGAAGATACCGGCGCCAAGCTTCTGCCGATCCTGCGTCAGGGATCCGACGCTTTCAGGGATGCCGAAGCGGCCATGAAGGCCGCAGGGAATGCCCTGTCGGACTCCGACATCGCACGTATGCAGGCCTTCCGAGCGCAGTGGTCGAGCCTGACGAAGGCTTTCGACCGAGTCCGGATCTCTGCGATGGGAGAGCTCGCTCCGGCTTTCGGTCTTCTGACCGAGAAGCTCCAGATGGTCTTTGAAAAGCTACAGCCCATCATCTCGGCCAAGATGGACGAGTGGGCAAAGCGCTTGACCGCGTGGCTTGAGAACGTCGATTGGGACGCTTTTGTGAGCGGCATCGATGCGCTTTTGGCCGGAGGCGAGCGGCTTGAGAAAGAGTTCGGGATGGTCGGAACGGCCATTAACTTCGTAACCGACAATCTGGGGACCATGTTCAAACTGATTGTTGGCGCAAACATGGCCTTCGGGGCTTTCAAGATTGGATCTGCCTTTGTGAGCATTACGAAGGGTGTGGCCGGTGTGATCAAGGCCTTGGATCCGAAACTCGTTTTGGCGCAGTTAGCCAAGTGGGGCACAGGGTTTATGAAGTTCGCGCAGGTCGCCTGGGGAGCTCTGGCGTTCCTCGGCAAAGCTTTCTTGAAGACAGGTCCGATCGGATGGATCCTGACTGCCATCAGCGTAGCCAGCATGGTCTGGCAGAAGTGGGGCGACGACATCATGGCCGTCGCAAACTCGATCTGGGAAGGGATCCAGGAGACTTTCGGAGCGATGGGCGACTGGATCACTGAGAAAGTCGACGGGTTGGTGTCGACGTTTTCGAGCCTCACCGACTCCCTTGCCGGTGTCGTGCCGAAGTGGCTGATGAATCTTTTCGAGGACGATTCGACGCAAAAGACCATCACGCTTGACGTCAAAGAAGACGTGAAGCGAGCAATGGGGGTGACAGACTTCTACCGCACAAGCGGTAACTTCTCCGACCCGCGTGTGGTGCAGGTTGTGACTCAGCCTCAGCTCGGAGAGATGCGAGGCCGTCTGGACGTGAACTTTGCAAACGTCCAGCCCGGAACTCGGATCTCCCGCGCATCGTCCGAAGGCATGGCCTTGAATACGTCGATTCGATACGCAGAAGGAAGCGGGCGCGGAGTGAACGCGCCGCGCTGGTAAGACATGGCTCAGAGACTTACTGCCTCTTTTCGAGGCGTCCCATTTTTTGTGGAGTCGAGCGACATCAGCGCCGGGCGCCGCACCGTTACACATCAGTACCCCCAGCGAGACGAGCCCTTTACTGAAGACCTTGGTCGGGCTGCTCGCGAGTACGAGCTTTCGGCTTTTGTCCTTGGCGACGACTGCGTCGATCAGGCCTACGCTGTGCGTGACGCGATCGAACAGCCTGGCCCAGGAACTCTGGTACATCCAGAGTTCGGAGAGGTGCAGGTGATTGCACGCCCGGGTGGAGCGATGTCTTTCAGCCAGACTCAGCGTATCGTGCGATTTACGCTGAGCTTTGTCGAGGCAGGGCTAAACGCTTTTCCGGAGATGGGGCAAGCGACTCAGTCGCAATCGAGAGCGGCAGCAGACGGCTTGATGAGTTCGGCCTGTGACGCTTTCGCAGAGGCGATCGACCTCGAGGCGGTGGAGGATTTCGTCAAGGATGCACTCAACGGCGATTTGCTCGACAGTCTGGGAATCATCTCGAACTCCGAAATCGCGGAGGTGCTCGGCTTTGCTGACCGCGTCAGCGACTTGGCCAACTCGGCCATCGATCTTGTGTCGACGGATCCGAGAGCTTTTGCGACTCAGCTCATGGGCGCTTGCGGGCTTTCAGGTCTGGCGACTACGGTCGCAGGTTGGCAGCGAGTCGGAACGTCTTTGTGCTCGCTTGTCGATGACCTCCATGGTGCGGATGACGAGCCGATCTACAGCCAAGTGAAGCCGCACTCGGCCGAGGTGATCGAGACAAACCGTGAGGCGGTCTACGCCTTGGCGCGTAGCGCGATCTTGGTGCAGGCTGTCGGCGTCTCGACTCTGATCGGAACCGACATCGACAGTACGGTATCGACGTCGTCGATCCTTCCGGACGATGATGAGGCGGCGATGGCCGAAATCGATTACGAAGACGACAGCTCGAGTTCTGAGCCGACAGTTTCTTACGACGAGATGCAAGCCTCTCAGGCTCGAATTGTCGGCACGCTCGACGAAGAGATGCTCAATACCACAAGCGACAGCGTCTTCACGGCGCTTCGCAATGCGGCGACTGCAGTGTCGCGAGATCTGTCAGATCGATCTCGCACGGCGGCGCGTCTGTCTGAGTACGACGCGGGAGCAGTTCTGCCGGCATGTGTGACGGCAATGGAGCTTTATGGCGATGCCGCGCGCGCAAAAGAAATCGTGGTCAGAAACGCGGTCAAGCATCCGCTTTTTTGTCCAAACCTTTTGAAGGTTATCAATGAGTGATAAGGTCATTCTTCGGACTGCCGGTAAAGAGCTGACCGGATGGACGGACGTATCGATCACGGCCGGCATCACGATGGCGGCCCGATCCTTTACGGTCGGCATCACGTATCAGTGGCCGCAGTCCAAGGATGTCATTTCGGCCGTCAAGCTCGGAGATCCGGTGGAGGTTTGGATCGAGGACGATCCGGTTGTGTCCGGATACATCTTCGCCACACCAATGTCCTACTCGGCGGACAGCCTTCAGGTCTCGGTGTCCGGTCGCAGCCGGACGGCCGACATTGTCGACTGTTCGCCTGCGGCGTGGCTCGGTAAGAGCGTCGCGTCGACGCAGACGGGGCAATGGTCAGCGGCACGACTGGTGCCGCCTTCCGGAACCATCATTGCGCCGGCAAACCCGCAGGCCTCTCAGTGGAAGGGGCAGACGATCGAGCAGATCGCGGCGGACTTGTGCGGCCCATACGGCATCGATGTCGTGCGACAGGTGTCGACGGGGGATCCGATCTCGCAGCACGCGATCGATCCGGGCGAGACCGTTTTCGATTCGATCAATCGGCTGCTGGCGAATGGCCAACTTTTTGCCACGGACGATGCTGCGGGACGATTGGTCCTGACTTCCCCAGGCGCGAGCGGAAGTGCCGCCGGAGGCTTGGAGATGGGCGTCAACATCTTGCAAGGTTCAATTCAGCGCGATGCGACGGAGATCTTCTCGGATTACGTCGTGATCGGACAGAGATCCGGAAGCGATCAGGCTTTTGGCTCGGCTTCCAACCAGATCATGGCCAGCACTACGGATCCACAGACTGAAAGGTTCCGTCTTCTGGCACTGGATCAGAGCGGCGAGATGACGCAGGACACTTGCCGACAGATTGCGTCCTTTGAGCAGAGACGTCGACGCGCCCTGCTTCAAGGAGTTTCGTACACGGTTGTCGGATGGCGGAATGCGCTTGGAAAGCTCTGGACGCCGAACACGATGGTTCATGTCCGAGACATTTTTTTCGGCATCGATGACGATCTTCTGCTTGCAGAAGTGCAGTACCAACTGTCTGATCAAGGAAGCACCGCGACCTTGAACCTTGCGCCGCTCGCAGTTTTTGAAGCGGCGCCTACTCTTTCCGAGTCTCAGACGCAGACATCGTCGTGGCTCAATGAGGTTCAGTGATGAGTTTTTGCATCATCAAAAGACTGAAGTCACTGCTTGGGCGCGGGACTTTGGTGATGTCAGACGACAAGCCAAAGATGCGAACTGTGCAGTGTGAATTTTTAAAAGGAGAGATCCGTGAAGGGCTTGAGCACTTCGAGCCATACGGATGGACTTCAAAGGCTAAGGCCGGGGCGGAATGCCTCGGCCTTTTTTTCAACGGTGACAGGAGTCATGGCGTGGTGGCAGTGACAGCGGATCGCCGGTACCGACTCCAGGTCCAGGAAGGAGAAGTGGCCATCTTTGACGACCAAGGCCAGCGTGTCTACCTGAAGCGCGATGGCATCGATGTCGTTACGCCAAAGAACCTCACGGCGACGGTGGGCGGATCGATGTCGGCCGATGTGACCGGAAACGTCTCGCTCAAGGCCCCGCAGACCATGATCGAGTCGAACGTCTCGATCACGGGGACGCTGAGCGTCACAGGCCAGATCTCCGGCACTGGCGGCATGACCGTCAGCGGCGGATCCGGTGCTTCGGTGACGGGTTCCCTGGCGGTCACGGGCGGCGACGTAACGGCCGACGGCATCAGCCTGAAGAACCACACGCACCAATGTCCGCAGGGCGGTTCGACCGGGCCCGCACAGTGAGGTGATCCATGCAGCAGATCCTGATCGTCAACGGCGTGCCGAGCGAGATGTCTCAGTACGCCGGCAATGAGCTTGTTCGCTCCGTGATCATCTCGCTTTTTTCTTGGGCTCGATCACGTGACGACGACGAGGTCGAAGGCGGCCGTCGAAACGGCTTCTGGGGAGATACCTACGAAGACGATCCGACAACCGTCACGGGCTCAAGGCTTTGGCTTCTGAGCAGAGAAAAGATCACGGCTGAGACCTTGCAGAAGTGCAAGGACTACACAGAGCAAGCTCTCGCTTGGCTTGTCAAAGAGAGCGTCGCGGACAAAGTGGAAGTCGCTGTCGAGCACAATGGTCTCGATAGGGTGGACCTTTCAGTACAGATCTTTCGTGACAACGAAAACATCCGCCTTCAATTCGCGGACGTTTGGAAGGGTTTGAAAAATGGCATTTGACCGACCCACATTGCGTGAGCTGATCACGCAGATGACAACGGACGCTGAGCGAGAAGCCGGCGCAAAACAGCTCCGCCAGTCGAACCTTCGAGTTTTGCCCAAGGTTTTCGCGTATGCCTGCCACGCGCTCTACGGCTTCATCACATGGATCCTGAAGCAGCTCTTTGCTGATACCGCTGAGGCGCAGTATCTGGAGCGACAGGCGTCGATCCAAGGCATCTACCGACGGGCAGCCAGCAAGGCCACGGGCACTTTGACGGTGAGCTACACCGAGGGAGCCACTTTGCCAGTCGGCACGATCTTCATGGCCGACGACCAAACTCGCTATGAGACCACGGCAGAGCCTGAAGTCGGGAGCTACACGGTGCCGGTGCAATGCCTTGAGACAGGCACGATCGGAAACCGCGAAGAAGGACAGACCTACACACTGGTCAGCCCAGTGACCGGTGTTGATGCGGAAGCTGTCGGCACCGAAATGGCGGGCGGCGCCGAGGCTGAGTCAGACGAAAGCCTTCGCGAACGCCTTCTTTATCGCCTTCGCAATCCTCCTCGCGGAGGGACGGCTACGGACTACGTTGCGTGGGCCAAAGAAGTGCCGGGCGTCACACGTGCTTGGTGCTTCCCGAAAGAACAGGGCATCGGGACCGTGGTTGTGCGCTTTGCGACCGACGAGCTGACGGACGATGGTGTCCCGACAGCCGGCATGGTGCAGATCGTCGCGGACCACATCGCCGAGAGCGCGCCGGTCACGGCGGCCACGACCGTTGTGGCGCCTGTAGCCAAAGCCGTGAACTTCAGGATCAAAGACCTGATCCCTGACTCCGAAAGCGTCCGAGCTCAGGTCGAGGCCGAGCTGAAGAGCCTTTTTGTCCGAGAGGCGACCCCAGGCGAGGCTCTTTTGATCTCTCACATCAGACAGGCGATTTCGTCTGCCGCAGGTGAAGAGGACTTTGAGCTTCTGGAGCCTACTGCGGATGTGTTAGCGGACTCGACTCAGCTCTTAGTCGTCGGAGAGGTGACTTATGAGTGATCGCGACTATGACCAGGCGCTGACAAATCTTTTGCCGCCAGGGCCAGCCTGGACGCGGCAGCAAGGATCTCCGGGGAGCGCAGTCCTCACATCAGGCGCAAGCGTCTTGTCACGCATCGACGCGATCGCGATGCGCCTGATCAAAGAGGCGGATCCGAGAACCTGCACGGAAACCTTTGAGGACTGGCTGCGCGTTTACGGAATTCCGGACGAGTGCATGCAGGCCGTCGACGACCTGACCGAATCTCAGATGCGACAGGCGCTTTTGCTTTTGGTTCGGCGCAGTGGTCTGACTCACCAGTTTTACAAGGAGCTCGGCGCGATCTTTGACATTGACATCGAGACCGACTCTTCGGACCCCTTCTCGGTCGACTCACGAGTCGACGCGCGTCTCTACGGCGCGGACTGGTCGCATGCCTATGTGATCGTGGTCCGCACATCTTTGACCACCAATCGCGCCTACTTCACGGCCATCTCGCGAGTCGATGAGCGGCTGTCGACGTGGGGCATCTCCTTCATCGAATGCTTGATCCGGGAGAACGCTCCGGCTCATGCGGAAGTTATTTTTGAATACGAAAGTTGAGGTTTCTATGGCAACCAATGTCGAACTCGGCCAGCTCGTAGACAACTGGCAGGATGGCGCAACTCAGACGCTTCCGACTTACTCCGAGCTGACTTCTCTTGGCTTTGCTCAAGCCGGCGATCCCGTTTCCGGTGTGATGGCTACGCGCCCAGGCAGCGCGTGGTTCAACTTGATCGCGGCTATGCGCGTGTCGGTGATCCGCGCCGCTGGGATGACTCCGTCGACGACTCCGGATCCTTTGCAGTTCCTGACGGCTCTGCAGTCTCTGGCGTGGATTAAGGACAAGACCATCACCGCGGCCATGATGGCAGACAAGTCGATAACCTCTGCGAAACTGGCAAACGGCTCCGTGACGCAGGACAAGCTCGCATCCGGCGCAATTGTTTTTGAAAAAATCTCTTCCGGAACTATTGCCACAACATCGCAAGCCGAAGAGGGAACTGCCGACAATGTTTTAATGACGCCTGCGAAAGTCAAGGCAGCATTTGATGCTTACAGCTTAAATGATCTTGTCCACATTGCAGGCGCAGAGACGATTACTGGTAATAAAACGTTTACCGGTCAGACAACCATTGTCGATCATCCATTGACGCTCGACGGCGCAAACATATCCATCTCAAACAAAGACAACCTTAACGAACTCGACAAAATCACGAAGTTTGCGAAAGGCACGACTCCGACGACCGGGCAATCTTATTTGATTCGATTGTTGGATAGCTCCGGAAGCTCGACCTTAGCCGGAACGCTTGCCGAAATCGGCATGGCATACACCTCTTCGGGAGATTCGTATGTGCAGATGGTTGCTTCGGACACAACCGAGGGTTCTACTTCCAGAGATTACATCGAAGTCCGCTATAGCAAATCGTCCGGAAAGTTTACGACAAGAACGCCGACACCCGAAACGGATGCGTCGGGCAAGGAAATTGTCAACGCTGAATGGCTGCGAAATTACGTATCGACAACGTTTGGAGCATACGTCGTAGAACGTTGGAGAAGAGGAACTGAATGGTATCGCGTGTGGAGTGACGGATTGATTGAACAGGGTGGCCGCGTAACCGTTGAAACAAGCGAGACGAACGTGACAATCAATCTCAACAAGGCGTTTACGGGTGTTTCCTACGTTGCCATCGGCATGCCTGACAGCGGCCAGTCAGCAATCTCTGGCGGCGCGGGCTTGCTAGGCGTTGGTGCGCGAACAACCTCTAGCTTTGTTCTTCGAGCCGTCGATGGCTCAGGTTCCGGCGCGATCACGGCTGGATACAGAACTTGGATGGCTGTTGGCTATTGAGGTGAAAAAATGAAATTTGAAGTTGGTCAGGTCTTTGAAAATTCGTACCCTCCCGAAGCCGCGATGTGGTGCAATGAAAACAAGGGTTGTCAGATAGTTGAGTTGGAAAATTCAGACGATGAAGTTCGTCGATTCCAAATCATCGAAACGCCCGACAACTCTGACGAAGAGCAAGCTGAAATTGTTCGTGCAAGACGAAATTCGCTCATTGAAGAAACGGACTTCTTGCTTATGTCTGACTACCCGATCTCCGAAGAAAATCTTGCTCTTGTGAAGGATTATCGGCAGGCGTTGCGAGATATTCCGAAACAAGAAGGATTTCCGCACTCTGTAGCATGGCCTGAAAAACCGGGGGTTGTTGCATGAACGCTTCAAACTTTGCGCACGCGGGTTTAGCGCTCGCCGTGCAAGCCGTTACAGCCCTGATTGCTTTTGCTTTCGGGGCTTCTTTTTTTACGGGCTTGACGATGGGGGCACTTCTCGCGGTTGGCTTTTATTTGGGTCGCGAGGTGACACAGGCAGAGGTCAAAGCGGGAGGAGATCCTTGGTACATCGGTTTTGAAATACGGCTATGGTCGAAAGACGCCATTTATGACTTGATTGTCCCAACAGTAGCTTGCCTTCTGGTGTGTATTGCCTGTTTCTTCTGGGAGTAAGTTATGGAGGAGGACAGCGTGCTGAAAAGAATCCTTACCCCAATCTTTTCGGGGTCTGCCAGTGGCGCCGCCAAAGCCGCACCAGCCATCGGAGTATCGGCTCTGAGCATCGCAGGCGTGCCGCTTGAATCCTGGGTCACGATCCTGACTTGTGTGTATGTCTTGATCATGATCATCGGCGCGTTGCCCAAGATCGTAGAGACCTGTCGCTTTTTCTACCGATTGTGGAAGCCACGAAAGATCGAAGAGCTTGTCTGTCAGGTGTCTGATGATGCTGTGGCCAAAAAAATCGAAAAGGTGAGAGAGAAAGCTGAATAAAGGAAAAGCCGCAGGCGCGGGAACGCTTGCGGCTTTCGTGTCTCAAAGATTGGGTGTTCTTTGCGATATGGATTTTAGCAAATTGGCTGGGGCGTTAAGCCCCATTTTTATGTGGCTCGTGATGAAGAAAGACCATGAACTTCCATGGGTGACAAGGCTGACAAGATGGGTGGCCTTTGTACTCGGAACGCTTTTCTGCGCAGGGTACGTGGCGCACTGCTTCAAGGAGTGGTTTCTATGAGAATGGGAACACGAATCGCGGTCGGCAGCTTGTCTTTGACTGCTGCTGGGCTAATCAGTATTGCCACCTGGGAGGGCTTCAAAGATGAGGCGTATATCCCAGTCGAGGGTGATGTGCCGACGATCGGCTTCGGTTCTACTGAAGGCGTCAAGCTAGGGGACACGATTAGCGTCCCGGATGCGCTTAATCGCCTTGAAAAAGACGTGCGAGTGGCCGAGGATGCCGTGCGGTCTTGCGTGACGGTTCCTTTGACGCAAGGCGAAATGGATGCGTATACGAGCTTGGCCTACAACATCGGGAAGAAAAACTTTTGCGGCTCTACGCTTGTCAAAAAGCTAAACGCCAGAGACTACCGGGGGGCTTGCGAGGAGATCAAGCGCTGGCACTTTGTTGGCGGAAAAAGCCTCAAGGGGCTTGTCGATCGACGGGCGGATGAATACGCTCGGTGCATGGGTTTGGCGCAGTGAACTGTACCAAAAGGCCGACGAGTGTACTTTGAAGTGTACTTGTGAGATAGTTGAGAGATAGCAGAGGATCTTATGCCGACATGGCTGAAGAACGGGGCGGTTGCCATCGCGGCAGCCGCTCTTTTTTTTGGAGGCTACCGCTTTGCGGCGGCGCTGTATCAGGCCGATATTGATGAGCTGAAGGCGTCGCACGCTCTGGCGTTAGCGGCGAAGGAAAAGGAGAATCGTGCAAATGAGCGCAAGCAAATTGAGGCACTTTCTGCGGCGTGGGATGAGATCGAAAAGCGCAAGGCTGAACTGGTTGAAAGCCGCGCCAATAGCGGCTCTCTGCGTGTTGAGCTTGAGCGGGTGCGCAACGAAGCAAACCGTTATCGCACCCGATTGTCCACAACCGGTGCCAATCCCTGCAAGCATTTTGCAGAGCGACTCGACCGCTGTGTTGGACTTCTCGAAGAGGGTTCAGAGCTATCTGAAGAAGGTGCAAGCCTTTCTCAGCGAATCTCAGGAAAGCACGATGCCTTAGCGAAGGTTCACAATGCACAATAAGAATAGAGGTAGGAGAAAAACGTCCTACCCCGAAGCTTTTTTCATTTGATCAGGCTTGTACAGAACGCACCCCAGGCATCGAAAACCTCTCGCATTTCTCCCAAAGCCTGCTCGCGATCATAGGCGCATTGATAGGACTCGTTGCGGTGGTCTAGGCAACTTTCTCGGATTTCTTTTGGGAAAAATGCGTGATGGAACCGCTTTCCGTCCTTTGCCCATGTGTTGAATGTTGCTCGAGCACAGCCGTGAAGTGTCACGATCCGAGGTTCTCCCTTTTTGGATTTCTGTTCCGGATCAACCCAACCGATGCGGTCGATTTTGAACTGCCTAGCGTGCATTCGTTTTATTAGCCTGGGAAAAGCATCTGGTGTAATCGGTTTCAGACTTCTTTGGTAAATGCTTGGGAAAAGGAACTCTTGCCCATCAAACTGCACACGCGGCATAGTCTTAAGCAGATCAATTGCAGCTGGACATAACGGTGTTTTTCGATCAAAGGGTAACCGCTCTGCTTTTACTTTCATCCGATCTCTGGGGATGAGGTGAATCCATTGCCCATCTGAGTCCTGTTGAATTTCAGACCAAGTGGCTTCTCTGGCAGTCGAGTTTCGAGCCGCAGTCAAAATGGCAAAGGCAAGGCATCTCGCGGCTGGACTTGAAAGCGTGTACTCCATAAGCATTTTGAAAAACAGGGGCATACGCTCAGGAGGAAGAGCCGGTTCATGCCCGCCAACCGGTCGCTGGAGTGGAAGCAGATCCCCGAGTTTTCCATTATTGACCTGTGCCGGGTTGATCATCGGAGGGATCATCTCTGACCGAATTGCCCAATCTATCGCGTTGCGAGTATCTGCCAGGATACGTTCAGGTGTGTCGATCATCGTCTGCCATTTGACGTAAAACGCGGCGGCGAACTTTTCGGCCGTAAGATCGGATACTGGACAGAGCCTTAGATCGTCTGGGATGTGATTGCGAAAGAAGCCTTTCCAAATCTCTGCTCGGGGTTTGGTTGGGTTTTTCCAACGTCCTCGCTTGTCATTGAACTCGACCCACTGGAACATAAGTTTCTCGTAGGTCAGGACTGAGTCATCAGTGGCTTGCGGGGTCTTGGACAAAGCGGCACGTTTGGCTTTCTCTTCAGCAACCGGGTCGATGCCGTCTGCCACTTTCTGACGCCAATCAGAAGCCTTGGCAAAGGCTTCAGCAAGAGACATTGCTGGGTAACGCCCCAAGTTAAGGGAACGACCAGTTGATCGGACTTTTAGAACGAAGTATTTGGCCAAACTACCGTCGGCCAATTTTCTGATTGAGACGTACAGCCCTGGGACAACTCCACAGGCTGTGTCTTTTGTGAGGGTTTTGAGCTTACGCTCTGTCATTCGCTCAGCGCTTCTCATCTTTGATCCATGGGCAAAGTAAGGGTCTATGCTCCCAATGGATCCGAAAAAAATTACGGCAAAAGCACCCAATGCCGTTTCATTGGGTGCATAGTTGGGAGCATTCGCACTTGAGCTTGTGAGATTCTACGTTAGAACGAGAAAGAACGAAAGAGACTATCCGAGCGTGCAAGAAGCCCGAGGATAAAGGCGATTCCATAGACGGAGATAACAAAAAAGGAGACGTCGTAGAACATCTCCTTCTGCAAAACTGGTCGGGGTGAGAGGATTCGAACCTCCGACTCCTACGTCCCGAACGTAGTACTCTACCAGGCTGAGCTACACCCCGAATTTCCCGACTGTCGGCGCG